CACTCACATTCTTTTTTAAGTTCAGGAAGTTGCTTGATTAAGTCAAAAGGTGAAAAGTTATGTTTAGAGCCTAAATATGCAGCATTTTTGGTTTCAAGAGCGAGGTTGAATACAAACCGACTACTACCAATATGTTTGGCAATCAACTCTTTTTGGGAATTGGTAGGTGAAATTCGGTATTTGTATGCTCTAAACATATTACAAAGATACAATATTATTTTGACAAAACAAAACATTTGTTTAAATTTACAAAATGTAAGTGCTAAAGGAGTCGCTTACATCCCATCGGCTGTACCAGACCAATGGGTTTTACGCTATACTTTATAAATGTTTTAAAAAACACTGGTATTTCAGAATTCTTTACTATATTTTTGTAGCATGACAGGTGTATATCAAATACAATCAATTGTTCATCCTGAAAGAACATATATAGGTTCAGCAGTAAATATTAACAATAGGTGGTGTAAACATTTAAATGATTTAAAGAATAATAAACATCATTCACCACAATTACAAAATCATTATAAGAAGTACGAAAAAACTGATTTAAGATTTTCAGTTATTGCTGAATATGATAAAGAAGATTTATTACAAATTGAAACATATTTTTTAGGTTATTATGACCCATACTTCAATACTTGTAAAGTTGCTGGTAGTCAGTTAGGTTTGAGACGTTCTGAAGAAACTAAAATAAAACAAAGAAAACCACATGGTGCAATGTCTGAAGAAGCAAAAATGAATATGAGTAAAGCACAAATTGGAAATAATAATGCTTTGGGATATAAACATACTGATGAAGAAAAATTGAAAATGAGAACACCAAGGTCTGAAGAAGTAAAATTGAATATGAGTAAAGGAAAAAAAGGTAAACCATCACCAATGAAAGGTAAACATTTTAGTGAAGAAACGGTAAAACATATGAGGTTGATAAGAAAACCAGTATCAGAAGAAACTAAAGATAAGTTAAGAGGTAAGCATCCTTCTGAAGTAACAAAAGAAAAAATAAGGAAAGCAGGGATGGGAAATAAAAATGCTTCTGGTCATAAAATGTCTGAAGAAAGTATAAAACAGATGAAGGAAACACTTAAACGAATTAAAATCAAAAGTATTTAATAGTAGAACAAATTTATAAATATGAGTCTCAGTATTGGAAAATTTATATATCAGCAATTATCAGGAGTTACCACACAAGTAAATGCATTAGTATTACCCAAAGATGTTACCAAACCTTACATTGTTTATCATAGAATGTCTGTAGCAACTGAATACACCAGTAGTGGTACAGCATTTGATGCAACACAAGTTCAAATTGATGTTGTTACACCAGACTATGTAAAGTCAATTGATCTTGCTGAACAGGTAAGAGGAATTTTTGAATATAAATCTTTCACTTTTGGTAATATGAATATTACTTGTGATGCATTAGTTTCTGCTGATGAAATTGCTTTTGAAAGTGCTGATGCAATTAGTTATGTTCAGACAATAGTACTACAATTTAACACCCAAAATAGCTAAAAATATTGCTTAGTATTTATAATAAATTATTTGAAGCAATTTTAATTTATTATACAACATGGCAAAAATTAGTGGTTTCGACTTTTTAGCATTCATAGGTTCAGGAGCAACAAAAACAGTTATTGGAGGTTCAAGAACTGTTACATTTTCAGATAAACAACAGGTAATTGATACTACAACCAGAGATGGACAAAGCAACGTATTAGGTTTTCCAGCATACACATTAGCAGTTGATGGTTTGGTAGACTTTGTGGCAACAGGTGGCACTAATACTACAAGTCTTGTATCACTTTATAAAGCACAAGCAATTGTAAACTGGCAATTTGGATTAAATACAACCAGAACCTTTCCACAAACTTTGCTTACATCACAAAAATACTTATCAGGTTCAGGTAGAATTACAGATTTAAAGATAGGTTCAAGTTATTCAGGTGCTGTTGATTACAGTTGTACTATTGATGGTATTGGTGCTTGGACAATAACATAATTATATTTTATTTTATCTACATAATTTTCTGGTGTTTAATTATTAATTAAAAAAGCAGGTTTGGGTTTACCTGCTTTTTTCTTTTTCACAATGAGTGAAGTATTTATTGTAAATAATTATAATGTTTTAAATTAAAATTAGTATGAGTGAAATAATTGCACCAAAAAATGAGGTTAGAATAAAATTTAATGATGTTGAATATGTTGTTAAAAAAACCAATAAAGCAATAATTGATTTTGAAGTATTAGCACAAAAGAAAATCAGTCAATTGGATGATAGTTACACAGACACAATGACACTGTTTTACTGCTTCTTGAAAGCAGCTAATAGAGATACATTCAAATATACTTTTGATCAATTCTTAGATGTGTTAGATGACAATATGGATTCAATTCAAGTCTTCAATGATTATGCTACATCATTGGTAAAAGAAAATCTAAAAGATAATAATCCTGTAAAAAAAAAGAAGTAAGTATTATTGAAATATTTGCTTATATCAGTGCTAATTCAAACATATCAACAGATTACTTTCTTTATGAATGCACAAGCATTGAAAATGATGCTTTAATTTCTCAAATAAATAATAAGACTAAACTTTCTTGGGAACAGTCCAGACTTATTGCCAGTTCAATTGGTAGAAGTGGTATTGAATTTCCTTGGGACGATGAAAAGGATGAAGCAGAACTAAATGAACCAAAAGTTGAAACTACACAAGCTGATCTACAAGAAAGTTATAAAAGATATCAGGAATACATGAATAGTAAAAGTGCTGTTAAATGAGACTAAAAGAAACAGTATTTATATTAAAAGGTTAAAATATGGGTTCAAGTAAAGACTTTAGTATAGTTACCAGAATTTTGATGGACACTGCTGGTTTTACCACTGGAAAAGATAAAATTACCAGTGAAGGTAAAGCAATGGAACGTGCTATTAGCAGTAGTGCTGATGCAATGAAAACCAGTTTTGGTGCATTAACCAACACTGCATTACCTGCTTTAGCTGGTCAATTTGGTGCATTAGGTGGTGTTATTAGTGGTATGAAACCAATTTTTGAAAATTTGGTAAAAGCTGCTGCAACTGCTGATGCTGCCATTATTTCAACAGGTATTGGTGCTGTTATAATTGCAATTACATTAGCTGTTGCTGGATTGATAAGCTGGATGAAACGTACTGATGAAGGTGGTGATAAAATGAAAGCTGTCTGGAATAGTATTAAAGCAGTTTTTGAGGTTGTTATGGATAAACTTGCACATGTGGGTAAAGCATTATATGAATTAAGTCAAGGTCATTTTGAAGCAGCTTATAATGAATTAAAAGAAGCTGTGACAGGTTGGGGTAAAGCAATGGATGAAGCTAAAGAAAAAGCAGATGCATTAACCCAAGCACAAATAAAATCTAGAGAATTTGATGTTACATATTTATTAAAAAGGTCAGTAATGGAAGCTGATATTGCTGATAAACAACTTGAAGCACATAAAAAACTTGAATCAACAGGTAAATTCGATCAGAAAGCTAATGAAGAATTGGTAGCACTAAAAACTAAAATGTATTATCTTGATTATGATAGGTTGGACTTACAAACAAAACAAGCAGAAGCAGAGAAAAAAATGGGTGCAGACAATGATGCTACCAATAAAAAACTTAATGACATACTTGCACAAAAGAATCAATTGTATGCTGCATATAGTCAGAGTTTAAGAGAAAACGAAAAGTTGGATAATAAAAACTTGTTGAATGATGTACAAAGACAGGCACTTGCAGATAAACAACTTAAAATTCAAGAACAGATTATGCAACTTAAAGATAAAGCAGTTACATATTCATTAACAGGTTATCAGCAGGAACAAAAAGCAATTGAATTAAAATATGCCAGTGATATTTTAATGGCAAAAGATAATGATAAATTAAAAACAGCAATAACTGAAGAATATTTAGCACACTTATTAGCAATAACTAAAAAGAATGAACAGGCTATCCAGAATTTAAAAAATGAAACTATTCTGGCTTCAATGGATGGTCAGATAAAAGAGCAAACAGCAATTGATCAAAAATATGCAGAAGAATATGCTGCTGCTGAAGGTAATGCAGCAATGCAAACAGCACTTGATGAAAAGCATATTGCAGAATCTTTAGCAATACAAAAAAAATATGATGATGAAGCAGCAAAAGAAGCAAAAAAAGCAGCAGATGAAAAATTTAAAGATCAAAAGAAAGACCTTGAAACTCAAAAAAAACTTATAAATGAAACTGCAAATGCTGTTGTTGGTGTTACAGATGCGTTTGGCAAATTGCTTGGTGGTATAAAAGGTGGTTTTAAAGAAGTG